ATGGTTTTAGACGCCGTCGTTGGTCAAGGGTTTAATCAAGAAATGTTGAACATGGTTAAACAAACACTAATCGCCCGAGCGGCAAACCCACCTGCACCTGACCCAAGTACAGCCGACGATCAGGACAAAGAAAAGACAGAAGCAGAGACTACACCGACTTGGAACTGGTCAGAACAATCGTTAAATCCAAATCTTGGAAATACTGCGTTTATTACGCCAGTTCCTGTTAGAGTCATGTTTTCTAAATGGATGATTATTGAAGGTTTTGTTACTTCAACGCTCATCAACTTTCACAAGTTTACAAAAAACTACATTCCGTCTCAGGCAAGCGTTGAGGTAAGCATGCAGGCGTTGTACATTGGCTTTGATAAAAAACAAACAATGCTTACAGCAACCATTCCAGTGTCTCAAACACCAGCATCAAGTGTTGCTGATTCAGTTGGTCCAATCGAAGAGAACCAAAATGTTCTCACACAAACTCAACAAGGTGTTGATTCGTTTTTTAAGGGCGCAGTTGATCAAGCGGGCTTTTCAATGGGAAGCTGGTTTAATCAAGGTGATCGAGACAGTTTGCAGGATATTGTGTTTACTAATTCAACGCAACGTTTTGAATTTAAAATGGATTTCTTTGAATCAGAAGCTGGTGCTTCATTTAGAAAACAATATGAAGGAGATGGAAATTCTGCGGGTGGAGAAGTTACGTTCTTTTATGAGGCAGTTATAAAAGTGTATTGGCATACATACGCCAAGGGAGCGGATCAAAATAATCCTGATACAGCGCGTACAGTAACTAAAAACCGACATTCTCCAACAGGAAGCACAATTACTCCAGTTGACTACGATCAACCATTTCCTTCTGAAATTGAGTATCTAAAGGGGTGGGGAACTAAAGATGATCCATTTTTAATTACAAGTAATGGAGAAATTCGACATGCTAACTTGCGTTTCATAAGGGACAAATGGGTTACGGATAATGAGGGTTGGACATTTGTTAGACCACGACATCAAGGACAAGTAGTTGTTCCTTACAAAAATGAAGAATTTGTAGTCGAACTAACTATGCGTATTCAAGCAAGACGTTTTGAAGCAGGTTATAAGTCTAGACAAGTACTAAAAGGAAATTGGACTTTAAGAGCTGATAAAGATGAGTTGTTTAATAACTTATCAATTTCAAACAGCGGATGGCCGGAGAATCTTTGATGCTTTACACATTGTCTAGGTACACGTACGGAGAAAACTCAGCAGTAGACGGAAAGCTAACGGCTACAAGAAAACCTGGTTACTCCGTTGGTGTTCAAACATATACAGTTGGTCCTGGAGATACTTTTGAAAACATTGCAGCTCGGTTATACGGAGACAGCGCACAATATTGGCGTATTGCAGACATTAACCCTCAAGTTAAATTTCCCCTAGACCTTACTCCTGGCACGGTCATTCGAATACCACAATGATTTTTAGAAACGCGTATAACGACGCTCCGCTTTTAAATGTGTTTATTGATCGGGCCACTGTGCCTGACACCCGTATCGTTTCTGTTGAATTAATCATGTCGGAAAACAAACATGACATGGCCATTATTACCTATTCGGGTTTTCCGGGTATTGCTGTAACTGAATACATTGGTTTGCCCGTCTCAATCGCTTTGGGCAACAACGAAAGCAATATGGTTACGTTTATTGGTTATGTTGCGTATGTTGATGTTGAAGCCAACGCTCGAATGGGAATTGTTAATGAATCGCTTATCCAAGCCGCTCGCGTAGTGTGTTTTGGGGCAAGTTACGACATGAAACAAATAAAAAGCGCAGTGTACATTGATACAACTTTGCCAAAACTTGTTTCCTCCCTAGCAAAGCGTTATAAGTTGTCATATTCCGTTCCAAACAACAATTACACATTTAAAGTAGTTGAACAGTCTGGTAAAAGTGATTGGGAACTACTGTCAGATACCGCAGAATCAATTGGCTATTACGTAATGGTTTCTGGCACACACATTCATGTTTATGATCCTTTTTCTTCTTACTTTAGGTCAACGCCTCCAACCCAATTAGTCAGCATTGGTGAGACAGCGCAAAGACAGCCTGGGTCAATTTATGAATTTAAAGGTACGTTTGGAGACGTAACTCCAGATGGAGGCCACGCAAATTGGTCATTAAAATCGTTTGATGTTCTTAGAAAAGAGATAGAAGTAACGTCAACAAACAATTCTAGCAGCGGACTTGGCAAAACACTTACTCCTAGATTTACGCACGAAATTTCTATGAATGCTGTGTCTCAAGACGGGTTAAAACAGTTTGTAAATCGGTACACTCGATTTAACTTTCCAATGAACGCGAAAGTGTCTGTAATCGGAATCTCTACAGCTCTTCCGGGAAGGTTGGCTTTTGTAAACAAATATGACTCAAAATTTGATGGTTACTGGATTGTTTCAGAAGTTAGACACCTAGTAAATAACGCGCATTTTGTCACAACGTTAAACTTAAAAACGGATGCGACAAACGATCAAGGTTTACGAACGCCCCCTGGTTCTATTTATCGGGATCCGCCAACGTCAATTTTGAGCAATAATAGATGGGTAAGTTCACGAGAGTTTGCTTATGTTTACTAATAACAATACCAACAGGGCTCCGGTGGGGGTATATAGGGCAATCGTATCATTGGCAAACTCAACAACAGGGGAAATAAAAGTAAGAATACCGGCACGGTTTGGACCGGATACAGCGGTGACTGTTTCTAAAATAGGGCGTAAACCTGTAAATGGTGTTTGGTCGGTTCCAAAAATTGGAGAACAAGTAGTTGTTACTGCTGATGGAATTGATTTTTCAAATGTATTTATTCTCAACGTAAATCCGAGTTAAATTATGTCAGTTTTAAAAATACCTTTGCAGATTTCAAGTGGCGGTGGTCTTGCTGTGCTTACAAAAACCGAAGACATTGTTTCTCAAAAAATTGTGGACTACCTAACAACCAACGTTCTTGAACGACCAATGAATCCCAGTTACGGGGGCAATACTTCAAAACTATTGTTTGATAATTACGATTCTTTAGTATTTAGTGAATTTAAAAATGAAGCGATTAATGGTCTAAAACAAAACGTGTCAGGAGCTCAAATACTTGACTTAAAGTTGGTAGAAGTAAAAAACGATACTTTATCTTCTTATGCTGAAAACACCGTAATGGTTGAAGTAACATACAACCTCCCAGCATTTGGAGTTCGTACAGCTACTGTTCAGATTGTAAACCCCGACGAGTTGGGTGAAGGATCAATTCTATGACTTTAAGTTTTGACTATACAAATCGTGACTTTGCATCAATTAAAGACGCGCTGTTGGAACGCGCCACGTTAATTTTTCCAGAGTGGACGAGCAGAGATCAGTCAGACTTTGGAATGTTGCTTGTGGATTTGTGGGCCTACATGGGGGATGTTCTTCATTATTACGTTGACCGAGCATCTCGAGAAACATTTTTGGAAACTGCAACACAACGTGATTCGTTGTTGTCTATTGCAAAACTCCTTGACTACATTCCGATTGGGCGCACTGCTGCGGTGTCCTCTATTAAGTTAAACGCGTCTTTATCTGAAGCAACAGATGCTTCACCAATATTAATTCCAGCGGGAACCCAGTTTTTAGCAACACCCTTAATAGAAGGTGCTGAAAAAGTTATTTTTACTCTTGATCGTAATATTGCGTTTAACGTTAGTGGGACACCAATTGTCGGATATGACACTTATCAAAAATCAATTACTGTGACTGTTCCGGTGGTTGAGGGAGAAATCTTTTCCCAATCGTTTACTAGTAACGGTTTGGCTACTCAAAAATTTACGTTAGACAAAACTGGAGTGGTCCACAGTTCTATTCGTGTTGACGTTTTTGAGGGAGTGGGTGGAAACGCAATTCGTTATGGAAACGTCGAGCGCCTTATCGAATACCCAAGCACTGCTCTTGTTTATTCCGTTGATCTTAATTCTGACGATTCGTCTACCTTAAATTTTGGTAACGGGGTTCATGGAAAAGTCCCGACCAATAATGCATTAATCAACATTGTATATCGTCGCAGTCGCGGCTCTGCTGGAAACGTAGCATCCAATGCGATTAAAGAATTTCAAGCACTTACTAACAATTTGGGGCCGTCGTACGACGGAATTGTTATTACTCCAAACACATCGCGGGCTTTTGGTGGTTCAGATTCAGAAAGTGCTGCGTCACTAAAAAACAACATTCCAGCCGCCTTTCGTTCGCAGGACAGGGCCGTGTCATTGCAGGATTACATTGATCTTACTTTACGTGTGCCCGGTATTGTTAAGGCAACGGCAAAAGTCAATGTTGGTAAGATTGCAAAACGAGGAAGAATTACAAACAAAGCTTTATCAGCAAGTGTTGCCACGTTGACTACTGATTCGGCGCATGGACTTTCAGTTGGTGAAACAATTGCCATATTTGGAGTGGGTGAACCCTTTGACGGTACGTTTGTTGTAAAAGCTGGGTCAACTGGGTCTTCTCTTTTGTATGATGTTGCGTCGGCAAATGTGGCATCGGCAAGTGTGTCAGCTTCCGTAACAACGTACATGAATGCCCAGGTTGAGATTCTTGCACTTACTCCGCAGGATTCATATGACGGAACACTTGCTGAGGGCGCAACTACAAGTCCTCTGTATTTGAACAATTCGTATCGGGATTTGATTTATGAATACCTGCGACCAAGGGAGATGGTTGGAGTTAACTCAGTAATTATGCCGTCGGTCAGCCTACAAAAAGTGAAAATTGAATGTGATCTTGCGGTTCTTTCCGCCTACATTCAAGACAAAATTGTTGACGACGTCCAATCCGCTGTTCGTACTTTGTTCCCATTTGACGCTGTTTCTTTTGGACAAAAAATTACAATTGGCGAACTATATCGATTAATTATGAGCGTTTCTGGTGTTGATTACGTAAACATCACAAAGTTCACCACATCAACATCTGGTATTGATTTAATTAGTGCAAGTCCAAACGTTTATGGAGTACAGGCCGATAACACCAAGTTGTTCCTTCTCACCGAGATCACGGTGAACGGTAGTGGTGGGATAACCGAGGTGTAATGGCTATTGTATCTTTTAGGGTTAGACGGGCTGACCTTGCTGCCAGCCCCGACGCAAACCCATTTGGTTCATACCTACGAGCAACAGACACAACTGCTCCGAGTGGGACTAACCGAATTGATTCTGACTCTGCTCTTAGGGCTGATGGTTTTCTTATTCCGGTTGCTGGTCTTGGTGTTGAAGCCTTTCTTTCTGCCCAAGCGGTTGACCATGGCAGAGTTCGTTTGTCGTGGTCGCCTTTAGCATTGGCAAATCCAAATTTAAATGGCGTTGGTGATACAAACATTCAAAATATTGTTTTGGTTTACTCACCTACAGGAGCTCCTGAAACAGTTGCTGATGGAATTATAATTAAGACACAAAAACACTTTGACAACACGTACGCAAGTGATCATGTGGGTGTTGAATCTGGTAAATGGGCGTACTACTCCCTCTTCCTGCATTGGAATCAAAATGGAACGGGTCCCAGTGGTGTTAATTGGTACGAACGAGTCGCAGCAATTCAAGAATTAGTTCCGTTTGATTACAAATCAATTGATGCACTATGGAACCGCATTCCCTACCACCATCAACAGTCGGATGTGTATGGAACAGATAACGACCCTGAAAACCTTTACCGTGGTCTTTTGTACAGATTTCTTTACATCTTTGGTTTTGAAATGGACAAAGAAAGAACGCTTATTGATGCAGTAGTTAGACAATACGACCCTGACAAGTGTGAATCAAATTCAGTCAATTACTTGGCAAAGCAAATGGGATTGGAATCTAGTGTTGAGGAACTTGGAGTTTCCAAAATTCGACAAGTTCTAAAAGACATTGGATATTACCGGCAGAGAAAAGGAACTCTCCAGTCGGCCACGGCCTATCTCACGGCACTTAGTGGTTGCGCGGTTGACGTTGTTGAATCTAATTCATCTCCACGTTTTAAGTTTCGTGTGTACGCAGAAAAAGCAAACCTAATTCCGGACTCATTGTTTGTCATTACCACGGAGACACGTAAGTGGAAATTTTCCGCCCAAACAGCATCTGTGTCTTACATTAGTGCAAGTGGTGGGTTATTAATTACAAACACCGGATCTGGATCTGCTCAATTTGCTTTGACATCCTTGCTTGGTGTTCCGGTAGATAAAGATATTAATTACTGGATGTCGGCCAATCTTACTGCTAGCGCGGGACAATTCTGGGGTTCGCAGTGGCAAAGTTCGTCAACAACTTTTAACAATTGGTCAACAACAAAACTTGCTAACCGCATCATGCCAGCAGCTTTGTCCCCCGAAGGTCGAACAGTTATGCTCATGCCAGAAACTACATCCGCTTCCGCGTCATACCCAGTAGGTATTTTTGAAATCAATGCCGGAGCAACCATGTTTTTTACGAAGTGGATGGTGGAGCCGCGAACATACGGCATTTACTTTAACGGCTCATCTGACTTTGGTGGATTTATTTATCAAAACACATTTTCTGACCACCAGTGGTCTGGCAATACTTACGCATCGTATTCGACGTATACGACAAACCGTAAGAAAACGATTGATGCAATTGAGCGCGTGTTGCCAAAACTTCTTCCAGTCACTATGCTGATTGACACTTCAATCAACTACGAAATAGTCTATGATTGGATTCCCGGCAAAACATAAAGGAACAACATGGAATACATACTCGGAGCATTAGCTGTCTACAAACTTTTACAAGTGGTGGATTTACTCTTGCCAAAAGAGCCCATGACTTGGGTTAAGGTGTTGGCCGGAATTGTTGCGTCGTACGCAGTATCTTTTCTGGTCGACCTTGACAACATGGTTCTTGGGGGTCTAATTATCGCCACACTTGCCGGTGCATGCCATACCGTCCTTCGCTGTCTAACCTTGATGGGTGACATGGCCTTTCGTAAATCACTCAAATAGGAGAACAACATGGAACGAACACGTGTTTGTTTAATTGCGGGACAAGGAACAGCAGAGGCGTCGGTAATCCAAGCGGGGTTGCACGATCTTCAAGAAGACTCCCACATTGTTTATGTTTGGGATGGCAAACCTTCGGATGGTCAAGCCCATGTACTGGATTGGCTGCTTGTGTTTAAAAAAGGGCAATTTACTGTCATACACGACGGAACATCAAAGATACATTCTGCTGTTGAGGGGTCAGCTGGAGAAGTACTCAAAGCCAACCACTTAATGGTTGACGCATTTGACCTTTACCCAAAATATACAACGCTGGTTTTATGGGATGAACACGACGGTGTCCCCACCCCATTGACAACAGAGATTTGCACGGCCTCGCTAAGCCGTGGGATGTCCACGGTTGACCTCTGTAACGGCTTGGTTCCTCTGTACCTAGAAGAAGCACCTGCTAGAATGGCACCAGAGGCCCCTAGGAAGCCCCAGGATGCGTCAAAAACGCCTACCCCTAGGGAGACAGCCCCCCAACCAGAAACCCCCCTTAAAACGAATCCTAACGCGTCTGGCGTGATGTTTGTATTGTCTTACGTCAACGAGCAGGGAGTACTCGATTCGTTTACCGGTTCAAGGGACCAAATCATCAAATTTGTTAAAACCTTGAGCTGACC